TGCGGTCCCATCCGTATCGTACATCACCAAATAGTCTGTCGCGGCTATAGTCGCGCCCAGAGCGACCAGATTGCTCGCATCCACAGTAAGGGCAATAGCGCCACTCGTTCCACCCCCGGACAAACCGCCGTTTGAAGGCGTCGTGACAGCAGTTATATCCCCGGTAGGAACCTGATCTATACGCTGAGTGATCCTCGTAGGCATCGTGGCTCCTAACCGAAGTAGGTGACATAGGCCGTACTGGTAGAAGAAACGCGAATAAACTTCACGTCAGTCAAGTCATCCAGATACAAGTCGATGACACTATACGGGTTGATGTAGTGCCCCACGCTCGCTGTAGGCGTATCCCACCGGAGCCGAACAGGTTCGGCTCCATTCGTGAACATCGCTGAAACCGCCCCCGCAGGGACGGTGCAACCAATCGCCGTACCAGCAACAGTTAGTTCTTGATCGCCAATAACGGACCCGTACTCTGATGCTGCTCGTCTGATACCCATATTTGCTCCTACGGCTCCAGCGCCGTTACGCGAGTCTCTAAATCGTCCAGTTTTTCTTGGATCTTGCGAAGTTCGTATTCAATAGAACGTGCATTCTGTCCCAAAAACTTGTGTGTCGGCTTATATACGACCGGCATCAGTCCTCCCAGTGAGACTGCTCGTCCTGCATCAGCAGAACACCAACCGAATCCATGACATCATCAAGAGTCGTGTTGATGCCATCCACCGCAGCCCACACGTCTTCCATATCTTCGCTTACGTCCACCACACGGGCAAAGGACTGCATATCCATTGTGGATTCAATGGAAGACACTGTTGCTTCCAAATGGTCGATGCGTGCCACTAGGCGTGCAGAAGACCATGTAACGGTACCGACTATTGCTGCTACAGACAGAATCAGACCTAGTGCGACGGTCGGGATTTTGACTTGGCGAATATCGGTTGGTTCAGTCATTGAATGACCACCACAGTTGTAAAACGTATCGGTCCTCTGAGGGGGCCAACACCCGGTGGGTGTGGGTCCATCCAGACGGAAAGATCACAGCCCGGCCCTCTACGGGCCGCACCTGTATGGATTGCTGGGTGAACTCCAGTTCTCCACCTTCTTCCACCGTGTTGAGAAACACCAAGCCGGTCAAGTGCCTGCTTGCCGCAATGGGGCTACCCGGCATGTAGTCATGGTGGGCGGCGTGGTACCCCTGTTCTGGTTCGTATTTCAAGATATTATACCGTTCTTGGATGCTGAACGGTGGGAAGTCGTTGGCACATGGCACTTTAGCGAGGTACTGACTGAGACAGTTCCCGATAAAAGTAAAGATTTCTGAATGCTCAAGTGGCACGCACCATGCAGCAAAATCCAGTTGTTGCGAATCGCGGTATGACGTATCGACTTCTTTTGCACCAGTTTGAGATGCAAACCACCGTCCATCTTTTTCGGCACAATCAATAACCGTCTGACAGGAGGAAGTGGATTCCATCTGATATTGGAACGCAAACAGGTCTAAAGGATCCACGAAGTCGTAACCTCATCCCACGAATAAAATGGTTCTGTCGTTGGATCATCAGTGGGGTACGGAACTGGGTTCACCCACTTGAAGTCATCATTCATCACGAATGACGGTAATGGCTGCTCAGCATAGAATGCTTGTGCGGCCTCGTCCCAGATGTCACCGGCATTGGCAAAGTTGTGATGGATCGGTTCCATGTTGTCACAGACCTGAACCCAGTAGCCGTCAAGGCCAAGAATGTCAGTTAGGAAGGCTGCCCCGTGTTCGTCGGAGTCCTCTTGGGTTACTACCAATACGCCCGTGACACGGCCATCTTCGATTTTCGCATAACCCGTTTGGCCTTCAGCGTGACCAGATCCGTCAGACATCATACCCTCCTACTGGTAAGTGAACGAAACGACGACAATACCAGTACCGCCTGAGCCTGAAGTGCTGCTCCCGCAAGCACCACCTCCACCGCCCGTGTTGGCGGTACCCGAAACGCCATTCCCTTCGGCGGGGTTGCTTCCGTTCCCTCCGCCGCCGGTACCCCCCGTTCCACCAGTCGGATTACCGCTGGTCTGGTGATAGCCCGCACCACCGCCACCACCACCACAGTAAGTTTGGCTAACGCCCGTAGCGGTGCTGTCCGCCTTTCCAGCCCCGCCATCACCGTTATGGTTCTGATAGCCGTTTTGCCCGGCACCGCCACCGCCACCACCGCCGCCACCCTGATCCTGATAAGGCGACGCATTGTAAAAGCGCCCGTTGCCACCTGCGTATCCCTGACCCGCTACACCTGCGCCGCCATTGTTCTTGAAGGACGTATTGGAACTATTCCCACCACCACCGCTGCCGCCAGTCGTCGGAGCGACCAATGATCCGAATGGGTCGAAGCCACCACCTCCACCGCCCCCCTGAGTGGCGGTTCCCTCAAAGGTGCTGCCACCCCCTGCGCCACCTCTAGGGTATGTCACACCAGCCCCACCGTTACCCACAGATACGGTTTTCGATCCTGACGTATCTACGACGGTGGTGTAACTCAAACCGCCCCCAGCACCTCCACCACCGTTGGCTGACTGCGATGTGTAGTAGGCACCCCCAGAGCCGCCACCAGCAACATTCCAGACAGTCACAGTACCCCCTGCGCTGAACGTGATTGACCCGGTGCTAGTGAAGGCGTATGCCTTGGTGTTGCCGTAAGACACGAGGGTCGGGCTGCCCGACGTGGCTGAAACCGCTACGAACGCCGCTGTGGTCAAGGATGGGGTGTTGCCGTCAGCGCCTACGCCCTTCTCGTTGATCGCCGCCACGTTGAAGGAGTACGAAGTGTTGCCTGACAGGCCTGTAGCAGAATACGTCGTTCCAGTAGAACCAGTGTCGGCTACAAGGACTGAGCCGTCCTTCTTGATTTGGTAGCCGCTGACCGTTCCGCCACCCGTGTCCGACGGAGCCGACCACGACAAGGTGATAACGGTCTGGGTAGGCGATCCTGCCGAGAGCGACAGCGTGCCCGGTGCGCCGGGAACCTTGATACCGCCCTGACCGGCGACCACGGATAGAAGCATAGACATTTATCTAACCGATGTTCCCGATTAGCGCCCAACCATTCGTACTGGTCTTGATAGCAGCAACACTCGTCCACCGATCCCCACAAGTCAACGTCGAATCCTTCGACGTGACCGTTGCACCGGCACCCGCCGCGAACGTAAGCGTTCCCGTTCCTGTGCGCTCATAGTAAATAACGGCACCAATCTCAAACCCGACGAGAGAGTCCTGCGGCAACGTGACCAACGCTGTAGCGTGCGTTGTCATCACGTACTTGTTCTCATCCCCGAGAGCAGGGGCAATGGCCGCATCACTATTTGCTGCTGGGACATTTAGATGATTAGTGGTCGTGCCGGTCACCGTCAGGTTCCCGGTCACCGTCAGATTGTCGGTAATGGCAACGTCACCATCGGCAACCTCTAGGGCATTTGCCCCGTTAGTTCCGGTGATGACCAGTTTCTCATCGGAGGCATCCCAGAGCATCAGGTCCGAACCAGTAAGACTGTGGAAGGATACGTCCACACCGGCACCGTCAGCGCCAAACTCCACGGCCCCGGTGAAAGTCCCCCCAGCGAGAGGCATCTTCGTTGCATCAGCAGGGGCTGCGGCCCACTTCAACCCATGAGCAGCCACGGTACTGTCTGCCGTCAAAACATGATTGTTGGTCCCTGCGGCCAATCGGCCAACTGCGTCAGCAGCCGTAGCAACAATCAAGTCGCCCAAAACATCAACAATGTCGTTCTGGACAACACCGGGTGTGGTATTGACGAACGCTTCAATATCGTCGTTGTTCTGGTTTACATCCGCTGCGACGATAGTCGTTCCAGCGGAGAACGTGTTCGTAACAGCAAGAGTTGCCATTTACCTAAGTCTCCTTGGTGTGTAAGTGAACGCCAAAGCGTTCACTTCCCAATGGTTGTCGGAAGAAGGCCCGCTGACCTTCATACTAATACTTCTACCTGTCCCAAGTGTGGGCAGATTCTGCACATTCGCAGTCAAATCGGCTGAAATGGCATCCCACTCCGCCAAATACACTGAAACGGGGTCCGCATCATCCCATTTCGCCGTATCCCAACGCGACTGAGACACCTTCCCCACTACCGACAAGTTGAAAGAGTTGGTTTGCTCAGACTTGTCGAAATCCTTGTAAATCAGAATCGGCAACGTGATCGTCGCCTCCGCTGACAACACGACACGCGGGCGCCCCCATCGCTTCTTCACAATCGGATTCTTACCCGTCACCCAACGGGTAACAAAGTACGAAACGATATGTGCCTCCGTGGAACCAACATACCGGTCGCTGGTGCGGTTCTGATCGTCTTCCACATCAACGAGAATCCCCGTGTTGGCAACGCAACCACCATAAACGGTCGCTGCGGCATTCGGGGGCCGATACGCCAGCATCGGACCAACATCAATATCGGTCATAACCCAAGAACCATCCGCGCTGATCGTCGGATCATAAATGAATACTCGCCTTGTCGTTACGGCGTTTTCAATCCAGTCTGTCGAAACATACAACTTGTTGTTTCCCCACGCCAACTGAGGTGGACTTGTGGTACGTATGCGTCCATCATCTAAAGCAGGAGACAACTTGGAGAACAACCAAATAAACTGTTGCCCGTTATAAAGATAAACACCTTCATTGGCGGACCAGAAGAACACCCCGAACGGCGAATGCACCGGGGACGACAGCGGGGTAGAACCCACGCTGTTCGTCAACGTAACCACCTGAAACGAATCAGAATCGAAACCATAGATCGCATACACGCTGTTGGACTTGAATACCAACAAACGATCACCCATCGGGAGAAGACCGGTGATGTAATCACCGTGCTCTCCCTTATCAATGTCTACATAGTCGGCAGCAGCCCACTTCTCCGGGTCGTTGCTATTACTCCACCTGACCCGGTACTTGTAACTCGTCCCCGATTCGACCGTGCTGGCTGACCACGCAAAGTTGTTCCAAAAGGCCACATACTGGGCCTGCGGGAAGTTACCGGCAGAACCATTCAATACGAGGCCAAGATCCGCCCCACTGGATCCATCCCACTTGAATGAAACCTTGTCGCCAGACACCCCGTAAGCGACATTGTTCATTGTCATCCCGTATACACGCGTACCAGCGGTACGGGAAGTGATGCCTGTGATGTCGGTGAAGTTGCCGGAGGTCGCATAAGCGACAGCGGTGCCATAGTTGACCATGATCTGACTGGTGCCAGTATCAGTGTGCATACCCCAAATGCCTTTGATGTCGGCACCCAACGCTGTCGTGTTGAGGCGATCCACACCGTCGCGCATACGAATGCCGCCACGGGGATCAACGAGCACGTTCAACAGGTCGGGGGATTCGTTATCCGCGAGGTTGAACTGATCTGAACGAAAGTTCAGACCCCCGGTGAAGGCTTCAAGAACCTCTAGTTTGAACTCTCTGCGGGCCACAGCCCGCTACCACTCAACGCCACCGGTATTGGCGTATCGCAGGCGCCCCCATCCGGCTAGGAAACGATTTGAAGATCGGCTATTTGCCACCATCGGCTGGGGTGAAGGCGTATCAGAATACCTGCGTGCCACATTGTCAAGTTCGATCATGTAACTACGCATGTACTGGTCTGCCATTGTGGGATCTTCCTGCTGCAAGTAACACTTGGCAATGGCGTAAGTGACAAGAACAGGATGGAATGGGGCGGGAAGGTCTGGAACCGCGCTATCGCTGCTGCCCTGTCCGAATGCTGTAGCGTTACGGATCCCACGAACGTAGATTGTTTCGGTTGAGGATGGTGTCGGATAGAACCGCACCGTTTCGTTCCAGAAACTCCACTCCCATGGTGAACCCGATGATGCCACCTCCAACGGGTAGTTGGAATCGGCATCATCTCTTCCAATGTACTGAATAACATGATCGTCGGTACGCAACGAAACAACATCACGCAGACCCTGCGTTACCGAAGCGCCTACAGTGGCGAGGGTGTAATCCTTCGTGCTGCCAGTTGTAGAAAACGTTGTCAAGGAATCGTAGAAGGGCCAACGCTTCTCGCTGTAGACCATGGCGTCGAACCCCTGACCGATAATGTTATTTAGAACAGTGTCGGAGATGTCCGTTGCGTCGATGTCCACGATTGCACGCGCCTGCGTACGCATTTGCACGAGTGTCATGTCTGGCATTAGGAAGCAGCCTTTTGCCTCGTATGTCCGATGCAGAGGGTAGACCCGGCCACGGGACGCGCTTTGCAGGGCGCCCCGTGGCGGGTCATTTCGGAACAGAACCCGTCACGAGAAATGGGAGGTTCACCCAAGTCGCCGGTTACACCGGGCACCATCCTCGCTCCAGAGCGTTCGCCGGGAGCGTAATGGGATGGTGTGGAGCCGCGTGTACCCGCTAGTTCAGCATTTCTGCTGTACACAAGGGCGATTTCTCGTTTCAAGTTATGTCCCTAGTTAGTCGGTAAGCCCGTAAATCATTCCCTGTCGGGCGCGGTTACTTGTAGTCAACTC